CTTTGTCCAATAAGTAGGCAAGCCACGACTGTCGGTATCGGTGTTATAGAGTTCATAGAAATCGTCCAAATCCTCAAACTCTTCTCTAATCAAATCGTGTTCCACTCCGTCATCATCCAAGACGGCCAATTTCAAAATATCTAAAACCTCGTTAGTGAAAGCTGAAACCTTATAAGCGTTTGTGCCAGCTACGATATTTTGCGTCTCCACTGGCAGTGAGGTTTGATTAGTGTCATCAAAAGTTCCCTTTGGTGCGGAACTAAAAGCCAAAAACCAATACCTGTCTAAGGCATTGTTAAGTCGGGCGATTATTGATTTTAAGGAATAGACGGCACTAGTTGTGCCTGTAATTCTTAAAACCTCATCGAGAAGTCCATCATTTTCTATTGGATTATAAAGTTTCATATTTAAAAAATCGCTTCCCCAATATGGCCAACGGCTATCTTGGGGTCGGTATAAATTTTATATCCAGCATCTTTTGCCTTGAAGCAGAAGTTCCAGTCCTCGCCATTTTTACACTTACCACTCTCTTCATAGGTAAATTCAAACCAAGGTTGTGGAACTTTCAAGAAGACATCGGTTTTAATCAGTATAATTCCAGTGCCGGTGGCATAACATTCAAATGTGTCCTTATATTTCGGGTCTGTTTCTTCTTCTAGGTTGATATACTTGCCTTTATCTACCTCAGCAATGGACATAATATCAGGCACAATTTTTATCTTATCTTTACTGCCCCGTGAATGATAAGCCACTCCGCAGATGTCTTTATTGTTCGCTAGCAATTTATCAAGCGTATCGGCAGAAAAAGTCATATCGTCATCTATCATCAAAAGGTAATCTGATTTACTATTTAATGCTTGGAAAGCGATATAATTTCTGTTCTCAGCGATGGTGTAGCCTTCCTCTGCCACCACAATATTAAAATCATAACCACCATGAGCCACTAAATTAAGCAAACATTCAAAGGTTTTTGGGTTTAATCCCCTATTGGTTGGGATAGCCAGTGTGATTTTCATATTAAAAATAATTTTTTATCTTTATTAAAATGACACCTAACACATAATCTAATCCAGTCATTTTCATCTTTTTTATATTCTCCACTTTTGCTTGCCCAATGAATTTGTTTTCCAATTAATCCATCCTTTCCGCAATGTTCGCATTTAGTAGGTTTTCCTAATAATTTCGTAATTTGTTTATGTAAATTCCTATATTCATTTTTTCCACCAAGTATTGCCCATCCCTTACATCCCGTCTTTTTAAATTCTGTATTTGGCGAATAATGATTCCCCTTACGAATTTCTGATAATTTTTTTATAGTTTCTTTTGAATGTCTTTTACCTTTAATCCAAGTTTTATGACCTTTTTGAAAATAATTTGGTTTAGACAAATCACCAAAAAATTTATGACCTTTTTGAAATCCTTTTATTCCTTTTGGCATATAGTTAAAATTAATTATTAATCATAACTATATTATATCATAATACTCAATATACCCGCAAGCCCAAATGTCCAATTTTTAAGGTATTCAAAGCCCAAACCTCAAAGCCAGCGTTTCTCGCATCCTCGCAAAATATCCAGTCGTGGCTTCGTTTAACACTGCCATTTTCATTCCACTCATATTTAAACCAAGGTTGCGGTAGTGTTCTAAAAACTTTTGTCTTTATTAAAAGGCATCCTGTTCCAAGCGCCTTTACTTCAAATAATCCTTCCGGTCTTTCATCGTTCAGATACTCGCAAACATCCGCTTGTGTTTCGTATTTTGTCTTATAAACACACCCCACAATATCCTTATTACACAAAAGCAATTCCTCTAAGGTATCAGGTGGCAAGAGCATATCATCATCGACGAAGAAGAGGTAATCACAGCCACTATTAACCGCCTGCGTTGCTATCCAATTACGGTTTTCAGAGGTGTTATATCCGCGCGTGCTAACCAATATCTGCCAGTCGTGCTTAGAGAAATTAACCAAATCAAGTAATGACTGGGCGGTTTTTGGCTTTATAAGTCTATTAGTTGGTATTCCCAGTGCTATTTTCATAAGTTATTATCAAATTTAATGTGGCATTTTCTACATAATGGAATATAGTCATCTAAATCTCTACTCAAAGTATGGTCTATATTTGCCCAATCTCTTGCCTGCTTATTACAATGAACACATTTATAATTTCTGGCCTTTCCTTTCTTTTCTCTAATCCAATCGTGGATTGAAGAATATGTAGCACCCTCTCCTTTCCAACAAGGGTGTCTTTTACCTCTCATTTCATAATTAACACGTCCGGTTATTCCTTTGTAATAACACTCTTCTGAACAATAATTATTTTCTGTTTTACGAGATTTTCTTATTGTTTTAGTTTTACCACAAGTTTTACAAATTATTTCAACACCCCTAACTATTGCCGTATTTTTCATATTATTTTCAGACCTTTCGGGCAAAGCGGTCTGAATTGCCTGCCCGAAGGAATAATATTAATTATTCTTACGTAGTAAAGAATTATTTCTAATACATTAATACTACTATAACACACCTTTGATTGTCAATAAATTGACTAATTTAAGCTCAACTGACATTTAAATCAATGAAGAACTCCGCCCTTTGAGTAGGCCAGTCAAATCCATAGTCAATACGACTCGCAATACCCAAGCCGGAGGCCGGAGCATTGGTCGTTACTGAAATCGGCGGATCTTCTAAAAACTTACATTTTCCGAAGGTGCCACGCAAAATACCAATCAATCCCATTCTCTTAATACCAGCGAACACGTGTCCGGCGGTATGAGAATTTGAGAGATAATGGTCACAACCCATATAACGGAAAGCCTTTTGAACTGGGATGCCATTCTTTAAGCTAATATCAGCTTCAGTGAAGCCATTAGCTTGAACGAACGCTTCCAACATTTCAAAATCTTGCGCTCTCCAGACAAAGAAGATACCATTTTCTGTTGCCAAATCCACACCATCATTGGCGTATAATTTTCGCTTTACAGCGCGAATTATATCATCAATATTAGAAGCGGAAACGGTAATAGCGGTGGTGTCATCATCGCCGGTGTTAGCAAGGTCGGTTGCACCAAAATCTTTCCAACTGCCATGCTGAGCCAAAACCAAGGATTCAAGTTTTTCCACAGCTTTTTTGCCGTGAAAATCAGCGATGTTCATCTGATTGACATAAGTTTGCTGATATCTATCAGCTTCGTCAATGAAGATAGCCATCTGTTGAAATTGGTCAATAGTTAAGGTTTCAGCGGTAAGAGTGAATTGTGAATAAGCATAAGCTGTGCCACGGGTGCCAGTAGCGTAAGCCGGTTCAGTAGACGCATAAGCATCAATAACTGAACGTTGGTCGCTATACTTGACATCCAAGACATCTGACCATGTGGTCGGCTTAGCAATTCTGTCTCTCATCTTTTGCTGATAATCGTATTTATTCCAAATTGAAATTGCCGTATAGTTCTCTTTTATTCCCCCAAGTATCGGTTTAACGATGACGTTGGGGAATCGTTTAATTTATTTTATAAATCAAACGACGACTTCGCCAGATTAAGGTTCAAGCTCTGAAAACATTTGGTTAGCCTTGTCTTTATTAATGCGAGCATCAATAACTTTTCCGGCAAGTTCCCTGTCAGCAGGTGTTTCGTAAGTGCCATCAGCTTTCTTTCTATCAACCCAGTATTCAACTGTGTTTTTAGCAGAACCGCCACTGCCCTTACCACTGCCACCAGGCATACCGGCTTCAGCTTCTCGTTGTGTCTGCGCGGATTTTAACCGCGTTTTCACATAATCTTCCTGTAAAATTTCATCTACCGGAATCTTTAAACGATTAGCTTCTCCCAAAACGAATTTCATATCATCTGGGTTGGTAATACCTTCTGTTTTCAGAATAACTTTTTCAAGTTTCTCTACCAAATCTGGTTCGTTTGATTTTGGTTCCTCTGTTTTAGGAGCTAAGGTCTCCGGCTTCTGCTGAGATTTAAATTTCTTTAATTCAGCTTCTGCTTTTTCAGCTCGAATCTTTTGATTTTTAGCGTATTCCTGGGTTTTAGCCAGTTTCTCGCCATCATCACCAGATTCATTTTCAAGAGTAGTGTCTTGATCACCTTCAAGATTTAAGGCATCTTGATTTTCCAATTCGTTATCCATAAAATGTTTGTTAAGGGTCTTACTTTTGACCCATTATTTAATTGCTTAAATTTATCTTGTGCTTGTGTGACCAACGATGTGCAGTTTTCCATCAAAGGTGTTTCCGGTCAGTTTAATACCAGCGCTATCGTCTCCGGTAGAGGTGGCATAAACTAAAATGTTTGTCGTGGAATTAATCAAAATACCAAAGTCATTGTTTATAACTTGGGTGTTTGTACCTGGGTATACTCCAATGTGAAAAGCTGAACTTGTAGCAGTTAAACTATCAAATGTAGCACCATCAGCACCAAAAGCATTCCCAAGTGTTCGCATTAAAGTGCAAACACCGGCATCTTCCGTGAGGAATGTGGCATCATCTTTGGCAATAGTAACAGCGGTAGAAGTGGTAACACAAATCCTAACAGCGGTTGATGTCGCCTTACCCGTGTTTTCTAACCACAAATCTTGCAAATAGAAGTCATTAAATCCTTCTGTGTCTGGATTAAAAACAACTACTGTATTAGTGGCATCCACAAAACTTTTAATTAGGTGAAATGTATCAACCGTATTTCTTCCGTCACCATAACCAACCGTGTCATAAAAAGTAACCGGCTGATAAATATCACCACCAGGAACAGCGCCGAGATTAACTCCAACGTCTTCCCCGAGATAAGCCAAGCCCACCTTAAAAGCTTCTACGTCGCCCTTAAGAGAATTGGCAAAATCGGTCAATTCAGCAACTCCGCTTTTGGTGGCTTGGGCCTTGCCATATTCGGCAACACCAAAGAACACACCAAAAACCAAGAGCAATGGGATAACTACGTAAAATACCCCATTATTTTTTCTTTTTTCCAACTTTGTTTTCATACTTTTTTTCTTTTTTAATTTTCTTAGGGGTTTCGACGACCTCCCCCTTATCTTTTTCAAGGAGTTTATCCTTCAAAGAATACATTTTTTTGTCGTAAAGCATATGTTTATTTATTTAATTATTTTCTAAAAGTAATTGTAGACGAGCCAAGTGTGCCACTAATAACTTCAATTACCAATCCATCGTTAAACGGAGTGTCAAAGGTATATGTTCCTGCCGAAGTGCCAGCGGAAATGGCAGCCAAAGTTTTGGTAGTAGTAGCAAAGTGGTCAATTTTATTAGCAGTAGTGGTAGCATCAAGAATCAAAAATTCTGAATTTCCGGCCTTGGTAATGATAACTGAACCAAAAGTGCCAGCGCCAACATAAACCTTTTGGTCTGTCCAACCGGCATAATATGGCGTAGTGGTAGCTTTATATTCGTTACCAACCGTTACACTTCCAACTTGTTCTAATCGACCTTTTAATTTAAATCCCGCAAAAACACCAACAGCCAACAATACCACTACAAGGAATGATATTACGACTGGATTTTGTTTGTTCATATTTTTTATAGACCCTTATTAGGGGTTGTGTTATTTTCTCTAAAATCTTTATAGTTAATAATGGTTTTCATTACCTCCATTAAAACTTCTTTTGTTTTATCGTAAGCCCGATACTTCTGTCCGATGACTCTGTCATCATCGGTGTCTAAAACTCTCGGCTTAAGGTTTTCTATTGTTTCATCAAATAAAGCACCAATGGCTTGAAGTAATACGGGGTTCTCGGCTAATTGTTTGATTTTGTCTTCTTGAAGTGGTGTCATACTTGTTGATTAGTTTGTATTCCTTGCGCCGGCGCACCTGGTTGCTGTGGTGCTACCATTACCTGCTGTGGTTGTGGCGTGCTACCGAACATAATTGGTTCAAGACCGGAGCTTTCCAGAATAGTGTTAAAGAGTTTCATCATCTCTGGGCTTTGTAAAACCTGCGGCGTGGCGATAATCTGTCTGAATATACCCACTAGCTTATCAGTCAATAGAGATAAGTTCTTTTGTTTCCCTGCGATATTAGTTTTAACTCCCAGCTCTTTATCTTTCATTTCGCCCTTCAAGATTTCAAAGAAACGCTTATTACCACCCTTAATCCATTCTTCCTTAACCTTCTGCTTATACATTTCTACCAATTCTTCAGTCAGTTCTGGTTGATTTGGGTCAGAATTTAAGATTACTCTCTTTTTAAAGTCATTAGCTTTACTAGTTACCACTTTATCAACGACATATTGCATCTCATCAACCGATAACTCCTCCAAAAATGTCTGTTCCTTGCTGATTTCAGCTCCCAAGTGCGGTAAAATCCAGTCCCTATAAATCTCGTCCATAAAGACAGCCAATTTACCCTGTCTATACTGGTGCATACCCTTGCCCTCAATCTGTTGGGCCTCATAAAGCTTGAAAGGAGTGCCGGAGGCAGGTGATTCTCCTAAACTTGGGTCAGTGGCCGAGCCAGTAATCTGAGCGTGTTGCCAAAATCTCTCTACCGAGTCGTTAAACACAGCCACATTTCGGGGATAGGTGTCTAATTGCTGTATCTTACTACCCTGATTAAGGGATAAAACTTGATTATTCTTAACTCCATTAAGGTTATTTCGGGTCTTAAAGCTCGGATCGTCGGACCAGTGAATCGTTTTAGAGGCACTATCAAGCATTTCAGCTATCCAAACCTCATTTTGGTTGGTCCACTGTTGGTCTTCAAATAACTCTTCAACTCCGCCACGACCCAAAGCTCGGTTTTTAATATCATCTCTTTTAAGGAACTTGAAAGGCAACTCCGGCATTTTCTTTTTAAAGAGGCAGACACCTTGTTTGGAGTTATTTTCCTTCTTGTAGAAAGCCACAATTTGAATCTGGTTA